TTTTTTTGTGTATGCTGAGCCGGCTTATGCACTTACCTAATGGCTTTTGTTCGTAAGAAGGTAAAAACCTTTAAGTGGCCAGTTGAAGTCCAAGAGCCCAGCGTTGATCGTCCTGGAGAGTTCGACAAGTTTGAGTTTATTGCGGTATTTAAAAGGGTCAAGCTTTCAGAGCTTGAGAAGATGGGTGAGGATTCTGGTCTTCCACTGCTTAAGAAGGTTTTGGTTGGTTGGGAAGGTATTGAAGACGAGGATGGCAAGCCAGTACCGTTTTCCTCGAAAGAGCTTGAGCTTTTCGCAGACGATGTCGACTGGATGAAGGGTGTTTTGTCCAGCTACACCAAAACATATGCGGAGGCAGAAGCGGGAAACTGAAGGAAGCCGCCATTTACTGGCTCACTGGTGGCAATCGAGTGGAAGATGAGACCCAAGACGACGCTGCAGCGTTTGGCTTAGAGATCCCTGTCGAGAAGAAAGAGCCAGAAAACACTGACTTTGAGGTGTGGGAAGAGAACTGGGAGGCGGTGATGATGTTTTTGCGCATGCAGACGCAGTGGTCAACATCAATGTCTGGTTACGTCGGCTTGAAATACGAGGTGCTGCTGTCTTCCGGCGGCTTATTTGACCTATACAATGTGAAAGATCGCCGCGACGTGCTGGAGCGCCTTCAAACTCTGGAGGCAACGGCCCTATCCGAACTGAGGAAACGCTCTGATGGCAAAGGCAATTGAGACCCTCAAGATCGCGATAGATTTTCAGGACAAGGGCAGTCAGGCTGTAATTGAGAAGTTAAAAAATAGTCTCCAGCAGCTTGAGCGTGGAGCCTCTGGGGCAAAGCCAAGGATCGCTTCTCTGCGAAAAGAGATTCTGGCTCAGGGCAATGCAAGCGTAAAAAGCGTTGCAAATATAAATGCTCAAAGCACAGCACTAAAAGCTCTTCGCGATGAAGCAAAGATTGGTGGTCGAGCTTTTAATCAGTTAACAAAAGATATTGCCAAGCTTGATGCCCAAATGGGCAAGGCTGGCAAGACAACTCAAGGTCGCCGAGGTGGTGCTCGACAGGCAACTCAAATTGCGGGTGCTGTTATTTCAGGTGGCATTTTTGGTGGACCTGAAGGCGCGTTGGGTGCAGCTGGTGGTGCCGCACTAGGTGGAGTAGAGGGTGCATTTGCTGGTGCGGCGATTGGTGCGCAGGTAGGTGCATTTAGGGAAGCTTTAGGAGCTTCAGCTGACTACGCAGCAGAAATTGGCAAACTGCAAATTGCTCTTAAAGGTGTAACAGATGTACAAGGCAATGCAGAAAAAAGTCAAGCTAATTACAGCGAGGCCTTAGAAGCTGCTGCTGAAGCGACTAGGGACTACAACGTTCCGCAAGGGGCAGCGATTCGTGGCATTACTCGCCTTACAGCAGCTGTTACTGGCGCTGGTGGTCCTGTCGCTGACGCAGCAACTACCTTCCAAAATGTTACTGCTGCAATTAAAGCTACTGGCGGCTCAACAGAAGATGTTCGAGGTGCTATCACTGCGATGGTGCAGGTCTTCAGTAAAGGCAAAGTAAGCGCTGAAGAACTTTCAGGTCAGCTGGGTGAACGCTTGCCTGGTGCCGTGACGTTGTTCGCCAAGGCGAACAAGATGACGCTGCCTGAGCTTCAGAAAAACTTAAAAGCAGGCACCGTTGGTCTAAATGAGTTGATGAATTTCATCAGGCAGTTAGGCGTTGAGTTTGACGACACCGCGAAGACCATAGCCTCTTCCAACGAAGAAGCTGGCGCTCGTTTGACGGTCGCGTTTGACAATATGAAGCTTGGCGTTGGCAATGCCCTTAAAGACACTGGCGCAGAGCTTCAAAACGCATTCGGTCGATTTATTGAGGAAATTACCCCCAAGGCAATTGAAGCCGCTAAGAATCTAGCCAAAGCGCTTAAGCCTGTTATTGACAATTTAGATCTAGTGGTTGCAACGCTTGTAGGACTTGCAGCAGGCGCTGTCATTGGTGCGGTTGTCAAAGGGATAATGGCAATGGTTGCAGCAGTTAAAACAGCAACGACAGTTGTCGGCGCCTTGACTGCAGTAATGGCTTTGAACCCAATCTTTGCTGGTGCTTTGGCGGTTGGAGGCATCGTCGCTGGCATTGTTGCAATCAATAAGGCCATTAACGGGCAGGCTGATGCTCTAGAAAGAGTTAAAAAAGCTGGGGCCGCAGAGGGAGCAACTGGAGCGCAGAAAGCCGAGGCAATTTCAACTGTTAAGCAACAAATTAGCGAGCAAGAAACAATTATTGGCGAAAATCAAGGCGGCAGAGGCGCTAGAGAGAGAGCTGCAAGGTTAAGGAGGAGGCAGGCTGCAGAGAGAGAGCTAGATCGCTTGAAAAAACAGCTTGCAGATATTACTCGTGTTAGAAAAACAGAAAAAGAAGACGGCGAGCCTTTTAAATATAAACCAGTAACAGACGACGACAAAGACGGCGACAGCAAAGCAGCAAAAGCGCTGCAAAGAAGGCGTGATTTAGCAGCAGAGATCACAAGAAAGTTGCGAGATGCGTTGGCGGTGAGCGAAGCGCAAAACGAAGTCGAGGAACTGCTTGCCAAGCAGTCAAAAGAACGCAGCGACTTGCAGGCTAAATTTGCCAAACTACAGAAAGATGGCGTAGACATTGAGATTAAGGCGCAAGAAGAGAAAGCAAAATCACTGCTGTTTGACAAACAGATGGCAGATGCATCAGCTGTAACAAATAAATTAGGGCAAAAATCCATTGA